CCAAGAGCGTGGGTGGGGAGAAGAGCTCTCTCTTCCCCCCACGCAGCGTAGGGAGACAACAATGAGCAATGGCAAGGTGAATGAAGGCCTGCAAAAGAAGAAAGAGGGCTTGCCCAAAGAGGCATTCGCTATCGTGGGGAATCCCCTCGACCCCCAGACATGGAAGCTTCCCCACCACACCAGGGCCATATTCAGAGCCCTTAAGGGCAGGCTCGATATAGAGAAGACAGTTGACTGGGATCGTATGCCCGCCGCCACAGCCGCGCTATCGCCAGGCGGCTACCGGGGGCAGAGGGTCGATGCCACCGAGGAACAAATCACCAGGGCAGCCAGGCACCTTGCCAGCCACTACCGCAAGGCAGATAAGCCTGTCCCAGAAACCCTAACCGCCCTAGCGGCACGGCGCAACGTGCCCTAAGAAAGGAGCAGGCCATGGCAGACCCGAAAGTGGACCCCACGGGAGTGGTCATACTGCCCCGCTTTACCTTCAGCCTTAGCATGGTAGGTAAATCCTAATGGCATGCCTTGAGCGAAGTCGAAAGGAGCCGCCGTGAACCTAACAGAGATGAGAGCAGCGAGGGTGTAGCGTTGCCACTCTAGGGGCAGCGGAAAGGAGACATCATGAACCTATCAGAAATGCGAACAACCATTCGAAGAGACCTCCACGACGAGGACGCCACTAACTATCGCTGGACAGATGACGAGCTCGACCGCCATATCGCCCGTGCCGTCAGCCGATTTTCCCAGGCGCTGCCCGTGGAGGACACGGCAGACATCGCGACTACCTCCGGCAGCCGTGAGGTTGACATTTCCCAACTTTCCAACAGAGTGATGATCGAGGCCGTGGAGTATCCCATCGGCAGCTACCCACCGACGTATCGGCGCTTTGCTCTCTGGCAAGACACCCTCACCATCCTCTCAGATATTGTGCCAGACGGCAGCGATGCGCGGATCTACTACGGCAAGCTCCACACCCTGGACGCCTCCAGTTCCACCATACCCACGCAGCACGAAGACCTGATTGCGCTCGGAGCAGCCGCCTACGCCCTGCTGGAGTGGGCCAATTACGCCATCAACCGAGTCAATGTTGGTGGAGCCGACACCGCCACAGCATACCAAGAGCAAGGCAACGAGCTACTCGCTCGATTTCGCAAGGAACTTAAGCGCCTGGGGCGCGCCAATAGGGTCAGGGTAAGGCAACTCTATACTCCTGCCACAACGCCGGTCTCCAAATCAATCGTAACCGGCCCGTAGGGGCGAGGCATGCCTCGCCCTAGAAGGACCACACTAGTCCCCTCTCCCTTCAAGGGAGAGGCTAGGTGAAGGTGAAAGGAAGACAGAAGGGAGCAAACTATATGGCAAGAACCAGAACCCGGGAACAGCGCTGGGCGGCCATCGAGCGCCAGGTCGAGGAGCTACCGCAGCAGCCGATATCACCAGAGGAGAAGCTGAAGAAAGCCGAGAAGCTTGCCGCCATCTACCGAAAGGCGGGAAAGCCTTTGCCCAACCAGCTCGCCATCCTGGTCTAATGATCGAACGAGTATACCGAGCCCTGTGGTCGAGAATAGGAGGCCAACCCTGGACGCACATCATCCGAGACAGCCAGCGCAAGCATCCCCTTCTATGGCTGCTCATAGCCCAGGTGATCGGCATTATTCTAGGCCATGTCTTCTGGTAAGGAGGTAGAGGCACCCCGATCGATCGGGGTGCCCAAAAGCTCTAAATGAGGACACTGTCATCCACATTAACGGCAGCGCAAAAGGCTAAAAGCCATAGGCCGCATGCCAAGGTCGAAGTGTTTGGGAAGATAGGCGGGATCACGCGCCTATCATGCACCCGGCTCTATGAAGGCAGCGAGGATGATTCATTCCACGCCTGCTGCATGCCCGGTGACGGCTCACTGATAAGGCTGCGGGTTGATCCCGGCATGAATAAGCTATATCGCCAGAGGGTTACAAGCCCTGACGAGAACTCTAATTACTCCCAGTGGACGGATTGGGAGGTGACCGCCCACGCTGTAGCCATCTGTGCCTGTGGAGCCACCGTTTACGCCTTCAGGATGGGCACCGACGGCCATCTCTATCGCTGTGAGAGCAGCGACAACGGCGCTAACTGGGGAAGCTGGACTGATATGGGCGACATCGGCTCATCGCCAGCCCACTACGGATTGGCCGCCTGCTTCAAAGACGCTGACGAGGCTATAGTCCTCTACTCTCGGGAAGACACTCGGCAGGAGTACTACATCGAGGGGGATGATACAGACGCATGGGTTCACGAGAACAACTGGTACGCCCAAACCTTCACTCCATCTCAAGCTCACTCAATCGCCTGGGTAAAACTGAAGTTGTCGAGAACCGGAAGCCCAGGCACGAGCACCGTCAGCATTAAGGCCACTGACGGTAGCGGCCACCCCACAGGAGCCGACCTAACATCTGGCACTATCGACGGTAACAACCTAACCACCGACTCTGAAGGGGCATGGTATATAATCTCCCTCACGCCCTATGTCCTGTCAGCATCCACCAAATACGCCATCGTAGTTAGAGCACCTTCTGGTAACATCGGCAATAGGCTCAATTGGCGCTTCGATGGCTCATCGCCCACCTATGCAGGCGGTAATTTCGAGCACAGCGACGACGCCGGTAGTTCCTGGACCGCCTACACTGGCCGAGATTTCATGTTTGAGGAATGGGAGGGTCAAGGCCAAAGGTCCGGCGACATTGTCTACAGACGCCGACTTAGTGGCGGAAGCTGGGAAGACCCCGACACTTGGCCCAACGACCTAGATACCATCACTGGCCTTGCCGTTAACCACGAAGGCGACTGGAATGTCATTATCACTGGAACGCAGGCTAGTTCGGCAAAGCCGATCGTCTGTACCTGTGTCCTGGGGGATGGCTACTCCGCAGCCGTGGGGAACTGGTCATCATTGAAAGAACTCACGATCGCAGAGTCAGACAGCGATATCGCTTTCAAGTTTCCCACCCTTGATATGCCCGACGTCTTCAGAGCCTTCCTCGTCGAGGCCTACTCGGGCAACGAGTCCTACAACCGCCCTTACTGGACACACAGCCTGGCAACCGCCGACTTCATCGACAACCTCTGGCGCGAACCCGTCCCCTTCAACCTATCCAGCGACTACGGCCTGGCCATGTGCCATAAGAGCCCCCACATTTGGCTAACACGGCCTGATGGGGTGTGGCGAGCTTCGATATCAGCGGGGAGCGTTGAGATTACCGATAGCGTCCTACAAATAAAAGCCGAGACCAATGAAACGTCAGGACGTATTACCATCGTCCTCAGAAACGATGATGGGCGTTTTGCCCCGATACATCGGGGCCAGTCAGGTGATACCTACGAAGCAATAAAGCTTGGCTCAGAGATTAAATTTTCACCAGGGTATCACACGACGGCAGAGTCATCGCCTGAGCACTCAACGGGGCTTGCTCACTGGATAACAGGATGGGAATACCCTTCCCATGCGGGAAGGGCCGAGTTCATTCTTCATGCTGTGGATGGTTGGGGACTACTTGAAGAGTGGAAGGCTAGGCGACAATTCTCATGGGCATCTGGGGATAAAAACATATTCCAACTGCTAAACTTCATCTTTGCCCGGGCGGGACTCGAGTTCTCATCCTTCAGCAGCAGTTCGGCGATTACAGCCCAGTATCCAACATTTACAATCTACCCTTCCGAGAACGGAAGGGCGGCAGTGCTTAGGCTTTTGGCAATGGTTGAGGATGTCTTGTTCTTCAGGGGGCATTACGGGTATCTTAAACATCCGCAAACCTCAGATAGCACGGACTACACGTATGGCACAGACCATGCAATCCACGAAGGGATCTACAGGCAGTATGTGAAGCAGGTTAATCGGGCGCAGGCCTTTGGAGATAGCGTATTCACCGAGGATTGGGACTGGGATGAGGTTGAGCTGGTCTTGGATAAACTTGCTCAAGCGTACGACATAAACCTTGATACCACAACTAAGGCTCATCAAAGAGGCGATGCCATGCTGAGGGAAGCGGCTATCAGAGCCGTTTCAGGATATATCATGGTCCCGCTAAACTGCGGGCAAGAGTTATATGACGTGGTTGAAATCACAGATTCACGTGCGGGGCTAAGCTCGGTAAAGCGAAGGATTTTAGGTCTTAACCACCACTATGTGCCAGCTAAAGGCATCTACTCCTTAACTGCCATTCTAGGGACGGTGTGATGATTCGAAAGGGCATACTCAAAGCCTTCGACAGCGACACGTACAAGGCAAGTGTTCAGGTCATTGGTAGTCTGAGCGTGTGGCTTGATAATGTAACGGTATCTGCTGCACTTAATAGAGCTGATATGGTTGCTGGTCGCCCGGTAGTGCTTTTATCGCTTGATCCAAGCAATCCGGATGACTGTATTTTGGTGGGGCTATGGGGTGTGCCTCAAGAGCCGCCACCTCCAGGGGCGCATGGCTCAACGCATGAGAATGGAGGCTCTGACGAGATAAGTATAGCTGGGCTAGCTGGTGAACCAGCGGAGCTTACGAGCCATAAGGGTGATGCTTCTGCCCATCACACTAAGTATACCGATGCTGAGGCTAGAGCGGCGTGTGCGAGCCACAAAATACTAGCTTTTATAGGATTATGAGATGATAACACTTGAAGCTGCTGACTTAATTGAGGGCGATGCCTCTGCCGCTAACGTGGTGGACTACACCATCAACGGGGCGCAGATAGACTCGTCGAGAAACCTGGACGTTAAGGCCCTTGCTGATGGGCAGCTTGCGGGTAGCAAGGGGACGCTTTACACAACTCCAGCATCTACAACTGCGATTGTCAAATCCATAACGCTTGTCAATGCTGATTCCTCGGCGCGAACTGTCAATCTCTATGTGCAAAGGGACGGCAGCAACTCAAGACGGATAGTACCCGAAAACCTCAGCCTCGAGGCCAATGGGGGCTCTGTTGTGGTCTCCGATGCCATATATGTCTATAGCGCATCAGGCGAACTCCTTTACACCATTGCGGCTCACGCCTCCAAGCACATCACGGGCGGCTCCGACGAGGTGGACGGCGACAAGCTGGATATCGACTGGAACCCCTCCAATTACACGCCAGCCACAACACCCCCCGAGGTAGACAATGTCGATAACCTGGTTGCCCACCTGTACGGCATTGACCAGGAGCTAGGGCAGAAGCTGGAGAATGTGGTCGAGGATACCACCCCTCAGCTTGGAGGTGACCTTGACTGCCAGAACAACAAGCTGACAAATCTTCTCGGTTTGCTGTTCAAGGCTGAAACAGAACTGACCATTTCCTCTGGCGCGATCACCGTCACCCAGTGTAGACACACAGTGGACACGGAGGGCGATGCTGCGACAGACGAGCTGGATACCATCAACGGCGGAAGCACTGTCAACCTCATCCTACTGAGGGCTGAGAACGATGCCCGGACCGTGGTGGTCAAGCACAACACGGGCAACATCTGGCTTCAGGGCAAGGCGGACATATCCCTCGACGACCTTGAGGATGGTCTGATGCTTGCTTGGGATGCTACAAACTCCAAGTGGTTCGACATCGCAGCAGGCGGTGGAGG